AAATTGCAGGTAATTATATATATATATATGACCCTGAGACATATTTACAAAAATACTCGGCTTTATAGACGAGGCCGAGTCTATATAGTATATATAATATTATAAATATTAATATATTAATTATTATTATTATATTTTTTTTATATTACTACTTGAAATTATAAAGTATATATATTATATATATTATATATATTATATAAAACATATAATATTCTATATAGGCATATTTTTAGTTGCCTTTTCTGTAAAAATGTGGTATAATAAACTTATGGAAGAGGTAATTAATTATAAAAACAAATGGTATAACAATATAAAATACCATTCCAAGCAAGATTTTCTTACATTTGTACGTTTATTTGCCCCTACATTAGTCTCTGACTGGCAAATGGGTAAACACATAGAAGTAATATCAGAAAAATTAAAACAATTAGAAAGTGGTGAAATAAAAAGACTAATGGTGTTTTTACCACCACGTTCCTCTAAATCTGTTATTTGTTCCAAACTGTTTCCTGCATGGTATATTGGTCGTAATCCAGAACATGAGATATTAACTGTTTCTCATAGTGACCAGTTGTCTTCAGACTTTGGTCGGTCTGTTAGAGATGTTGTAGACTCTGAAGAGTTTCAAGATATATTCAAAGGTGTTAAGTTAAGAACTGATGTTAGAGCTGCAGGTAAATGGAAAACAAATCAAGGTGGTAGTTATTATGCAGCAGGTGTTAAATCTCAGATAGCAGGTCGAGGAGCTCATATAGCTATACTAGATGATGTTATGTCTGAAGAAGATTCTTATTCTGAAGCAGGTCGTAGATATGTTAAAGAATGGTATCCTGCAGGTTTAAGAACTCGTATTATGCCTAATGGTTCTATATTAATAATAAACACAAGGTATCACTATGATGACCTATGTGGTTGGTTATTAAAACAACAAGATGAATATGCTATTGAACCTTGGGAGGTAATTAAAATTCCTGCTTGGTTAGATGAAAAGAGTGCTGAGTTATTACAGTTGCCTGTAGGTTCTAGCTATTTTCCTGAATGGAAACCAAGTGAAGTATTAGAAGTAGATGAACAAGAAATAAGAGCATCTAATGGTGCACGTTATTGGAACGCATTATACATGCAGGACCCTACCCCTGATGAGGGAGGTTTAATAAAAAAAGATTGGATACAATGGTGGGAGTATGACGAACCTCCAACATGTGATTTTATTATACAAACATATGATACTGCTTTTTCTACAAAAACAACAGCAGATTTTAGTGTTATACAAACATGGGGAATATTTTCACAATATGAAGAAGATGCATCTGGTTATGAATCTTTTCAATCACATTTAATACTTCTTGGAAATATTAAAGGTAGATTTGAATATCCAGAATTAAGACGTATAACACAACAATTATATTATGAATATAGACCTGATGTATGTATGGTAGAAAAGAAAGCGTCAGGACAATCACTAATTCAAGATATGAGAAGAGCAGGTTTACCTGTATTAGAATATTTACCTGATAGAGATAAAGTAGCAAGAGTACATGCTGCATCTCCTATGATTGAATCAGGTAGAGTATGGATACCAAAAAATAAAAAATGGTCAGATGATTTATTACAAGAAATGTTACGTTTTCCAAATGCAGCTCATGATGACCAAGTAGATGCAATGACTATGGCAATACACTATATGAAAGAGTCTTGGCATTTATCACATCCTGAGGACCCAGAGTGGGAGGATGAGCCAAGACAAAAAAGAGTTGCATATTGGCGAACTTAATGTTATAATTTGATTTTAGGGGAAAAATATGGCAATAGAAAAAAATCCGTTTGATAAAATACCTGAAGAAATTCAGAACGTAATTCCAATTCCAAAAAAAGTAGAAGATACAAATGCAACATTTGAGGTAGAACCTGATGGTGGTGTAACTGTAGATTTTACAGAAGTTAGTGTTGAGATGCAACCAGAACCTGATGTAGAAGAATGGTATGGTAACATGGCTAATGATATGGAAGAAGAAGACCTACAAGAAATAGCTGCAACTGTAATTGATAATTATAGAGCAGATAAAGATTCCAGAGCTGATTGGGAATCTATGTTTGAAAGAGGGTTTGATTTATTAGGATTAAAAATAGAAGATACATCAGAACCTTTTGAGGGTGCGTGTACAGCAGTACATCCTATGTTAATTGAATCAGCAGTTAAGTTTCAATCAAAAGCAATACAGGAAATGTTTCCTGCTAATGGACCTGTTAGAACTCAAATATTAGGTAAACAAACACCAGAGAGACAACAGCAATCAAATAGAGTTAAAGACTTTATGAATTATCAGGTAACAGAACAGATGCCTGAATACTTTGATGAAACAGAAAGAATGTTGTTTCACTTACCACTAATAGGTTCTGCATTTAAAAAAGTTTATTATGATGCTAATTTAAAAAGACCAGTATCAGAGTTTATACCAATCGACCAGTTTTATGTTTCTTATTATGCTTCTAACTTAAATAAAGCAGATAGGTACACACACGTTATTTATAGAAGTCCTGTAGACTTAGCAAGAGATATGCGTACAGGTATTTATGAAGATATAGATTTACCAGAAGCTAGTAATCCTAATCCAACATCTTTGTCAGAAAAGATGGATACAATATTAGGTTTAAGTGTTACAGAAGATAGTGACCCACAATATACATTATTAGAACAACATTGTTATTTAGAGATAGAAGAAGACTATGCTCTTCCTTATATTGTTACTGTGGAAGAGCAATCACAAAAAGTTTTAAGTATAAGACGTAACTATAAGAAGAATGATAAGAACCAAGAAAAAGTTTCCCATTTTGTTCATTACAGGTTTGTTCCTGGTTTTGGATTTTATGGGTTTGGCTTGATGCACTTTCTAGGCAATTTAACCATGACTGCAACAGCAGCTATGAGAAGTCTAGTAGACGCAGGTCAATTTGCAAACCTACCAGGAGGTTTCAAAGCAAAAGGTGTTAGACTTGTTGGAGACAATGAACCAATAAGTCCAGGAGAATTTAAAGAGATAGAAGCAACTGGAGTAGATTTAAGCAAGGCAATTATTCCTCTCCCCTATAAAGAGCCTTCCTCTACTCTATTTCAGATGCTAGGATTTGTAACTGCTGCAGGTCAAAAGTTTGCAGATAGCACAGAACAAATTGTTTCTGATGCTGCATCTTATGGTCCTGTAGGAACTACAATGGCTTTATTAGAAGCATCTAGTAAATTCTTTTCATCTATACATAAGAGATTACATAAATCTCAAAAAGAAGAATTTAAAATTCTTGCTCGTATAGATTATGAATACTTACCCTCAGAGTATCCATACGAAGTACCTTATGCTGAACAAAGTGTATTTAAAAAGGATTTTGATGGTAGGGTTGATGTAATCCCTGTATCAGACCCTAACATTCCTTCTAATGCACACAGAATGATGTTGGCTCAGATGGCTTTACAAATGGCTCAACAATCACCTCCTGGTATGTTTAATATAGAAGAATTAAATAGAACAATATTAAATGCTGCTAATATGCCTAATATTGAACAGATACTTCCTCCTAAAAAGAAACCACAAGCTATGGACCCAGTATCTGATATTATGGCAGCAACAAAAGGTATACCGATAGCTGCTTTTGCAGGACAAAATCATGATGCTCACATTCAAACAAAGATGGCATATTTACAAGACCCTATGAATGGTGCTAATCCTATTATGGCTAGAATTAAACCAATACTAGAAGCTAATATTCAAGAACATTCTGTAATGAAATATCAAGAACAAATTAGTGGTGTAACAAAGATGGCAGGTCAGCAAAACCCACAAGCTGTAGAAATGGCAATGGCTCAAGCAGCACAACAAGTATTAAATGCTAATCAAGCTATGGGTATGGCTCAATCACCTGAACAACAAATGGTTTCATTAGAACAAGCTAAAGTAGAATTAGAAAAAGAAAAACTTAAAATGTCTTCTGCTAAAAATTCTGCAGATGCTGCATTAGAATCTCAAAAGCTAGAATTAGAGGAAATGAAGTTATTAAAAGATTCTGCTGTAGATGGTCAAAATGCTATGATGAAAAAACAAAAAGGAGATTTAGATAGAGCAAGTAAAGAAACTATGAAACAACTTGACTTACTAACTAAAACTGTTATAGCAGAACAAAGAGCAGAAATAGATTTAGAAAGAATACGAACTGATGCTATGAAAAAAGTAGCAGAGTTAAATGATATAGATGATAGAACAAGAAGTTTAAAATTAATTGATTTTATGTCTGAAGCTATCAAAGAAGAAATGAAACAGAATACTGGTGGTGAAACACCTGTAGAATAACTAGGGATATTTTATGCCTGTCGACTGCCCTAGCAGACATGCCAAGACGACAGGTTAATTTTATTTAAGGAGAATAAATTATGGCAAATACAACTTTTAATGGACCAGTCAGGTCTGAAGAAGGTTTTAAATCAATAACTAAAAACTCAAGTACAGGAGCAATAACAGAAAATATTACTTATGGTAATAA